CGGGTAGCGCCCGGACAATGTGAGACCGTTGTCGTCATGGCTCACATGGAAATGACAATGCTCGCTGAAAACTGCGCGTGAGGATGCGTCCTCCTTGCCATGACCGAACAGCGGCGCTTGAGATGCTTGCGGGGCCTCAAGCGGGCATGAGCGTGTGACAATCTAAGCGGGAAGACGGCCAATATGCGGCATAGGTGCCCCGTAAGGGGAGACCACAGCGAGTGACGGGGACTTTCCCTGAAGCGCTAAAGCAGGGCAGGGCTGCAATGCCGCACAATAAAAAGAAAAAAGAGCGGAACTTCCGCTCTTTTTCCCCAGCATACTGTTTTTAGCATTTCAATCCACGGGAAATAGGATCGAATTTCCCACCGATGCAAGCGCCTCCTGCATCGGACAAGTCAATCATATACTATCCGATGCATTCTGTCAATAGAAAATATCAAAAATAGTGTGTAGCCCATGTTTGAGAGGCCCAAGAGGCCCGCATGGGAGGGGAAAGACTGTTACTGTAGCCAAGGGGTGGGGGCTGGTGACAAATAAGGAGGAAAAACGGCTATGGAAATCATAAAACCAGGCAAAGTCAGGAGAGTAAAGCTGGAATGCCCGGAATGCGGGTGTGAATTCGCCTGTTCTCCGGCAGAAATGGTACGCAGATACGGAACTGTGTTTGCTAAGTGTCCACAGGAGGGATGTGGCAGAAGCGTGGAAGTGCCAAACGGAATCCCCGAGTACATCGAGCCTGCAAACCATACTGCCATTGGAACGATCACAATGGTGCTGTCAGGGGCAACCGTTACAGAAGAGCCTGTAGGCGATGAGCGGTATATCACAAGGGTGACGAATGTATCGAAGGAAGCTGCAGAGCATATCAAAGCACTGGGCGCAGATACCAGCATCTCACTGATGATTGATGGCAAATACCCGGAGCGCTTCTACATGGGAAATACCGGGATGCTTATCGCCTACAAGGCCCACGATGGAAAACTCTACGAACAGGAGTGATACATAATGGCAACAAAGAAACCTACCGCCATCGCAAAAGCAAAGGATAACCGACCGGAGACTGGCAGAGGCGGCAAAAGAAACTTCCCTCAATCCCTGCCTGACCTTAGCAGCGATGAAGATAGAGCCCTTGTATCTCGCCTCCTTACGGAAGCTCTTGTAGAATACAGACAGCCAAGGGTAAAGAGTGACGAAGAACTTACGGAGAGAATAAACGACTATTTTGCTCGGTGCGCTGAGACAGGACAGACCCCAACAGTAGAGGAACTATACATGACAACAGGCTACTCAATTAGCACGGTTAAGGACTGGCTATCCGGAAGGCGCAAGGGATTTAGCCCCGAAACAGCAACCATCATAAAAAAAGCCAAGGGTTTTATGCAGACTTTTGACGCAAAACTTGTGGTTTCCGGGAAGCTGAATTTCCTTGCCTATTGCTTCCGTGCCAAGAACTATTACGGCATGGTGGACAAGCAGGAGATGGTGTTGACCCCGAACCAGCCGCAGATTGAGGGCTTGACTCCCGAACAGCTCCAGCAGAAGTACATAGAAGCCAGCGACTTTGATGTAAAATGAGCCGAAATCGAGCGACTTTTGCACGACTTTCCGTTAACTTCCGGAAAGTGGGCAACAAAAATCCCGCCTTTATACACGGAATTTTGTAAACGACTATGATTTTGTGATAAAACGAGCGACTTTGGCACAGATCGTAGCGACTTTTTCAGCGACTTTGCCAGCGACTTTTGCGACTTTCCCGGCGACTCTGATAGCGACTTTGGAAGAGGGGCACGCCACCCCCGGAAGCCCCGGCCAGCATGGAGGGACCCACACCACCAGCCACCAAGACCGCGCCACCGAGAAGGGGCCAGCCACCGACAAGGCCACAGGGGAACGAGAACGGCGGCAAGCTGGCAGCACGCCGTAAAGGCGGCAAGCCACGGAGCAGGGGACAACGCCACGCCATAAGGCCATAAACAAGGACCACAGAACGAGCAGGACGGCGGCGGTATAGGGATAGCCCCAAACATTAAAACGCCTTACAGACGCATTAAAATGGCAAATGGGGCATATAGCAGAAAAGCCGCCGGAATACACCAGCAGCAAAGGAAAACCCCGCACAGCGTGAGCCATGCGGGGCAAGGTTGTTATTTTTGGAGCTTTGCAAGGTCAAGCAGCAGCAACACGGGCTGCAACAGGATATACAACAAGATCAATGGCGGCACCTCCTTTCCAAATAATTTGAGGCGCTACGGCCATCCGCTTCAGCGATGGCCTGTAGTTGAGATTTGAGCTCCGGCGTGATCCGGATTGCGAGACATTCGGTTTTGGCCATCAACGCTCAACCCCCGATCTAACAAACCAATTGTACAAATCTCGATTATAAGACAACATTTCATTTTGCTCGGCAAGATCAGACAAAAGGAAATGAGCATGTTCATCGGTAAAACATCCAGCATACTTAACATCATCAGCAGCAGTATGCAACGCCCACTCTTCGCGGGCATCCTTGTAGGACTCGAAATAAAAGGTCTTGGGGCTTCTCCAGCCGAATTCATTTACTGTAACCTTCCAAAGCTTTTTCATGGTCATTTTCCTTTCCGGCCTATGGCCTATCCACTATCTTTACTGTGATTACATTGTACGCTAATCCGTGCGACCCGTCAAGCAAATGTAAACCGGCGGGCGGTTGTCATTTTGGTGTATCGGGCGGCGATCTCCGGCAGCTCCTTTTTCAGGGCGGTTGTGTCCACCCTGGAGGATGTAACCGCCTTATAGGTGGCCTTGTGCTCTGACCCCGCCAGGGATTCCACCCCGGCGGCGGTCATGCGCTCTTTGAGCTGGTCTTTGAGGGCTTCCACCATTGCGGCGGCTTCTTCCTGCATCCGGATATACTCCGCAAGCTCCTTCATAATGCTGTCAATGTTCATATTACAATCTCTCCTCCTTTTCGTCGTTCATACGGCGATACAATTTTTCAATGCTTTGGAACTCGCTGGCAGTATAATCACCGACAAATTGCCCATTTTTGATAATGTTTCCGCGGTAAACACAATCACAATCGGAAAAAGAATAAGTTAACCCGTCACATTCCTGGAGTGCATCGCCATACCACAAATCAATTATAATTTTCCGCTTATTCATAATTGCTGCACCTCCTGCCGGGCGACCCGGATCGCCGAATACACGCGGCGGAAAGCCTGACGCAGCGCCCGGGCTTGCACATCAAGCCATTCTTCTTGGCTGTTCGGCCTGCGGTCGCCGTTGCGGGTCTTTTTGAGTTCGGACGGGGTGCAGAGCGCGGCGGCGATGTCTCCATCATACACAAGGGCCGAGCCGCCCCAGCTGTATTGCTCCCAGTCCTGCGCACCGTTTAGGGCTGCGGCCTCGGCGGTGGCCCATGTTGCGAGATCGTCGGCGGAGATGTAGCCGCCCTTGTAGTAGTCCGCAATCTGCTGCAGCATATCCACGGCATAGGCTGTAACGCCCCGGCTCCATGCGCTGCGGTCCTTGCGCTGCTCCAGTGTCTGCGCTGCCTTTGCAAGTACTGTTGTATAATCCATTGTATTACCTCCCGGCCCTATGGCCTTATCTCTTGCCAACGGCTGCCGGATGTGGTATACTCTCCGCGCTGGCCTGTTGGCTGGTGTGGGGGCGTTCCCGGGTTGCTTTGGCTGGCTGCCGGGTGCGCCCTCGTCTTGTATGGGTCTATTGTAATGCCCATTAGGGTATTTGTCAATAGTTATGGGCAATATAATGCCCTTAAAATATAGATAATAATTTGTGTGGGTATTTTTATAATATGCCCATTGTGGTATACCTGTGTGGGGCAAGTGGGGCAAGCTTCTGCGGCTGTCGATCTCCGGCGGGCATGACCGGGGGCGGGGGATATGCGGCGGCAGCCTGGGGCGGGGTAAGCCCCAAAAATTCCGCAAAAAATAAAAAGCCGTTTTTGCCCCCTTGTAAAATCCGGCAAAAACAAAAGGACTATTTTGGGCATAAAACATATTGACACAAATTATGCTGTGTGCTACACTACCATTACAAGATGCAGGAAGGGAGCGATGCACATGAAAGTCGGGTATATTCGGGTGTCCACCGAGGAGCAGAACACAATCCGCCAAGAGATACTGATGCAAGACCTTGGTGTGGAGCGTGTCTACATGGACAAAGCGAGTGGCAAGAGCCGCACAGGCAGGCCGCAGTTGGAGGCAATGATGGATTTCGTCCGAGAGGGCGATGTGGTCGTTGTTGAGAGCATCAGCCGGTTTGCGAGAAGCACGAGGGACTTGTTGACGCTGGTAGAACAGCTTACAGACAAAGGTGTGGGTTTTGTATCGCAGAAGGAATCCATTGACACGAACACGCCACAGGGCAAGTTCATGCTTACGGTGTTTGGTGCAATGGCGGAGCTGGAGCGAGAGCAGACCTTACAGCGGCAGAGAGAGGGCATAGCGGCTGCAAAAGCGGCTGGGAAGTACAAAGGCCGTCAGCCGATAGCAATCAGCGATGATCTGCTTAAAACGGTGCATGAGCAGTGGTACAAGAACGAAATTACCACGGCCTATGCGGTTAAGCGGCTGGGTGTAAGCCGGAACACCTTTTACCGCCGGATGTGGGACTACGAGGATTCCGCAGGGATTCCGAGACGGCGCTGAGAGGGGGAAAATAGAAATGAAAAAAGCAAATCCGGCCAAGGAGAAGAAAATGATAATCGTATGTGCCATTTTGCTAATCGTTACCCTTGCTGTTGCATACAGCAACAAAGATGAGAGCCCTGACGCAGCGGGAGATTTCGATGTAAACGGCAGCGAATCTGCGGAAGTACTGTCGGACATTGTAAGTGATGGAATCGCAGAAAAGTTAATATCGTTCGGCATGACCGAGGATGAAGCGCGTGCCGGGCGTGAGGTTCTTCTGATGTGTGGCGTTGAAAACATCGATAACTGCGAACCTACCGATACAAGCGCAACGGTTGACGGGCTTGTTGTATTCCGCGAAGTAGTGGACAAGGACAGAGTGTTTTGGTTCACGGTGGATAACAGAGAGATTTTCTATGTTTCGTTGAATGGAACAGACCTGTACGATGTAGACAAGGGCGGGTTCCTGATGAAGATAGACGATGTTCATGTGCCGGAATCCTCCGTTGAGTATAGCGTGTATCGGCAGTTACAAGACAAGACCGAGCGTGTCCTTGACCAGTATTTTGTAAACGCAAGATACTATGACGGATGGGGCATTGGCCGTGCGGACGAAAACTACATGGTGCAGTGCGAGGTATATGCGTCAAATGCGCTTAAAATGAAAGACTGGGTTCCGGCAAAGGTCTGGTATGAAGATCAAGGGAACGGAGAGTTTATTGTGACCGGCGTACAGATTGACGGAACGCAGTATGAAGTGAAGCCGTAAGAGAAAAGCCAAATAGAATGGACTACCGATTATTCGGCAGTCCATTTTTTATTGCAGGAGGACGAATGGATTATCGGAAGATTGCGGAATACATCAAAAGCCGAATAGAGAAAACGCATGACCGAGAAGCCTACAAGGATTTGCTGGCGTTGTGTATTGGGTACGAAGCGGAAGATTTTGCTGCGGCGCACCAGTTAAATTCCGAAGTCCGAAGGATGACCTCCGAAGCGTTGCGCAACGGAAACCCGAAGGATGCGGAGTATTTCTACACGCTGCATAAGCAGGCCATGCTTTTTGACGCGCCGCATGATTTTGATACCTTCCTGCTGTATGTAGAGATGGACAGAAAACCGGAGAAACGGTTCTATGCTCCCCGCAGGCGGTATTTAAGACCCATTGTGCAAGGGTATCAAGATGTCCTTGACGGCAAGTTAAGGCTGCTGACCATTTCGCTTCCGAAAAGAGCCGGGAAAAGCCAGCTGGGGATAAATTTCATCAACATGATTTCCGGGAGAAACCCGGATAAATCGTCCCTTATGGAAGGCACAGGAGACGATCTTGTGCGGAGTTTCTACAACGGCTGTCTGGAGTACCTGCAAACGCCGAACGAGTACTTGTTCTACGATGTGTTCCCGGATGCTCCATTGGTGCAGACCAATGCAGACACGAAAATCATCAATCTGCGGTCTAAATCCAGATTCCCCACGGTCATGTGCCGGTCGATTGACGCACGGCAGGTTGGCTTGTCGGAGGCAACCAATGTCCTTTATTTGGATGACTGTGTGGAGGGCAGAGAGGAAGCAAAAAACCGTCAACGGCTGGATGATAAGTGGGAAGTAATTTCCGGCGATATTTTAGGTCGTGCCATTGAGGGTACGCCTATTGTAGCTACCGGGACGAGATATTCCCTGTATGACCCAATCGGGCATTTACAGGAGGAAGCACAAAAGGGCGGCTGGGCGTGGAAAGCCATTGAAATCCCCGCCCTTGACCCAATTACAGACGAAAGCAATTATGAGTATGAGCGGGAGGGTAAAAAGGTTTTTACCACCGCTTATTTCCGTGAGCAGAGGGAGCTTCTGAGTGCGGAACAGTTTGAAAGCGAATTTCAGCAGCAGCCCTTTGAAGCAAAGGGGCTGCTTTTCAATAAGTCGGAGCTGAATTATTTCTTTGAACTGCCGGTAGACCGTGACCCGGATGCGATCATTGCCGTGGCAGACACCGCAGAAAGCGGAAAAGACAGTACGGCGATGCCTATTGCGGCCTTATATGGGGATGAAGTCTACATCGTGGATGTGGTATACGACGATTCCCCCGCAGAGGTAACAAAGCCGGAATGCGCAAGGTGCCTGATTGATAACAAGGTGGGAGACGCATTGTTCGAATCCAATAACGCCGGTATGTATTTTGCGAGAGATGTTGCGGAAATCGTCAAAAACGCCGGATTTAATACCAGCATACGGACAAAAAGGACGATTTCCAACAAGCAGACACGAATCGAGTTTGCATCGGATGGAATCAAGAAGAATTTTTACTTCAAGCATCCGTCCACATACAAGCGAGGGTGTCAATACTGGGGATTCATGCAGGAAGTGACCACCTATGTAAGAAGCGGCAAGGTGGCGCACGATGACGCGCCTGATTCCTTGTCGTTGCTGGAGAACGAAATCAGAAACCGTATCAGCGGGAAGATCGAGATATTCAAAAGACCGTTTTAAGGGGTGACGCTATTGAGACAAATGTTTGGTAGAAAGGTCATTTATTCGGATGCTACCGAGGTAAACGAGGGTAATATTGCAAATATCCTGCAAAAGGCAATGGTTGTCCACGCCGCCAACCGGGCGGACATGGAATATTTATACAGGTACTATAAAGGCGACCAGCCTATTCTTGCCAGAGTAAAGGATGTGCGCCCGGAGATTAACAACAAGATTGTCGAAAACCGGGCAAACGAAATTGTGTCCTTTAAGGTTGGCTATTTGATGGGCGAACCCGTCCAGTATGTCAGCAGAACGGCCGATGAAAAAACCGCCGAGATGGTGACAAAACTGAACGATTATGTTTTGTCCGAGGACAAACCGGCAAAGGATAAGGAATTGGCGGATTGGTTCCACATCTGCGGCACGGCTTATCGCATGGTCATGCCGGACACACCGGAAGATGAAGATGAAGCCCCGTTTGAGATTTTTACCCTTGACCCCCGGTTTTGCTTTGTGGTGTATTCCGTGCAGCTGGGAAATCCTCCCCTCATGGCGGTCAAGTATGTCAAGATGGACGATGGGACAGTCGTTTTCAGCTGTTACACGAAAGACCACTTCTATGAAGTGACCGACACATGGAAGATTATTCGTAGCGAGCCGCAGATTTTAGGGATTCCCATTATTGAGTACCCGGCAAACCGTGCGAGACTTGGCGCGTTTGAAATTGTTCTGAATCTGCTGGATGCAATCAACAATGTGGAGTCCAACCGCATGGATGGCGTGGAGCAGTTCGTGCAGTCCTTGCTTCTGTTCCATAATGTGCGCATTTCCACAGAAGAATATGCCACTCTGCGGCAGGACGGCGCGATTCAGTTTGAGGATATTGACCCGCAGAAGAAAGCGGAGATCAAAAACCTTGTCACGGAGCTGAATCAGACGCAGACACAGACCCTTGCGGACAATCTGTATAACACAATGCTGACCATCTGCGGGATGCCCAACAGAAACGGAGGGTCTTCCACTTCTGATACTGGCTCTGCGGTCATCATGCGTGACGGCTGGTCTGCGGCAGAAGCAAGAGCAAAGGATTCCGAGCTGGTGTTCAAGCGTTCCGAAAAAGAGTTTCTGAAAGTGCTTTTGCGGATTTGCAATGACTTGAGCGATTTGTCTTTGAAACTGTCTGCAATCGAGATCAGATTCACCCGGCGGAACTACGAGAATATTTCCGAAAAGGCAAATGTGCTGGTAACCATGCTTGGTAACGGGAAAATTGCGCCACAGCTTGCGTTTACGCATTGCGGCCTGTTCAGCGACCCGCAGCTTGCATACAAGATGAGCATGGAATATGTCGAGGAAAACGGAGGGAACAATGGAATTAACGCTGGAGATGGTACGGGCGATCAACGAAATTCTCAAGAGCCGCAATCAAGCGGAGGTGAAAGTGGAGAACGGAAAGATCGTAGTAATTGAAGTGCGTAGGAAAAAGAAATACTGAGTGGGTCTGGCAAGGGCTTGACCGACAGCCGAGGGGCTATCCGAAAGGGTAGCCCCTTTATTTTTTCGATTTACCCGCCGTAAGGTGATAAATGGTCAGGGACGACCTAAAAACGCAAACGGGAGACAACCCGCAAAAACAGAGAATAGTGCTGAGTGAACAGCCTTGTTAAACGCAGGAGGTAATCAAAATGGCAAAAATCGACACCAGCAGAATCGCCGGTTATGCGGACATGTCTTTGGAGGACAAGCTGAAAGCGCTGGAAGCGTTTGAGTATAACGACAACGCATCCGAGCTTGAAAAGCAGAAAGCGGCAGTTTCCAAGGCAAATTCCGAGGCCGCAGAGTGGAAAAGGAAACACAATGCTCTGTTGAGCGAGGACGAACAGAAGAAACAGCAGCAGGCGGAGGACATTGCCGCTATGCAGAAAGAGCTAAATGAGCTTCGCCGCGACAAGACTGTGTCGCAGTACACGGCCAAGTTTATTGCACAGGGCTATGACGAAAAGCTTGCTGCCGATACCGCCAAGGCAATGGCTGACGGCAACACTGATAAGGTGTTTGCCAACCAGCAGGTTTTTTTGGAGACATACGCAAAGCAGGTGAAAGCCAGCGCAATGCAAGGCACACCCAAGCCTGCTTCCGGATCCGGATCGAATGGTGCAGACTTTTCCAAAAAAGCTGCCGATGCGCAAAGCACCGGCAATTTTGCGGAGGCGGCGTACTATACCCGCCTAATGAATCAGGACAACAACACACAGTAAAGGAGAATGAATTAAAATGGCAGATACTTTTGCTACCAGTTTTGCAGTGCTGAACTACTCCGGGATGCTCTTTAACAAGGGCAACACCCGCACCCCTCTGTCTTCCATCATCGGAAGCCGGGCAAAAATCACCAACCATGTCGAGTTCGTCACAGGGCAGGAATACAGCTCTGCCGGCGGCGCACAGCCCGCAATCAGCGAGACCGCGTCCCTGACTGCACCTGATGCAACCGTGGTGACCCGCACCCAGAAAACCAATGTCACGCAGATTTTCCAAGAGACCGTAGGTGTTTCCTACGCCAAGATGTCCAACATGGGCACTCTGTCCGGCGTGAATATCGAGAATCAGCAGGCAAACCCCATCAATGAACTGGATTTCCAGGTGGGCGCAAAGATTCAGAAGATTGCCCGGGATATTGAGTTCACCTTCATCCAGGGCGCATACAACAAGGCCGCGGACGATTCCAAGATCAACAAGACCCGTGGCCTGACCACCGCCATTACCACCAATGTTACCGCTATGGCATCCAAGCCCCTGGGCCTGTGGGATGTAGCCGACATGGTGAATAAGATTTACGGACAAAACGCCCCCACAAATGGCCTGGCGCTGTGGTGCGATGCCGTGACCATGTTCCAGATCAATGCGGATGCCGTGCAGAACGGTCTTACCGTGGTTCCCGCCGCCCGTGAGATTAACGGTATCGCGCTGTCCAGCGTAATCACTCCCCTTGGTGTGGTTTATCTGTACCTGGGCGAGTGCCTGCCCGCTGGCACCGCACTGCTGCTGAATCTGGATGTTATCGCCCCTGTGTACCAGCCTGTTCCCGGCAAGGGTAACTTCTTTCTGGAGCAGCTGTCCAAGACCGGTGCTGGTGAGAAGTATCAGCTGTTCGGCCAGGTAGGTCTTGACCACGGCCCCGAATGGTATCATGGCAAGTTCACCGGTATTTCCACCGATTTCACTGCGCCCACCTACAGCCGCAGCGTGTTTATTGCCAATGACGCAAGCAATCCTGTAAACACCAAAGCTGTGACCGGCTGATAAAGGAGGGCGGGAAGTATGACCGAAGCTGAAAAGACCGAGCTTTTAGCTACTATGACAGACCAGCAAGGAAGTGTGCTTTCCGCCTACCTTGCTATTGCTGGTGATAAAGTGCTGCGCAAACTATACCCGTTTGACGACACGATTAAAGAAGTCCCCGAACGGTATCACATGACCCAAGTGGAGATTGCCGCATATCTGCTGAACAAGCGCGGAGCAGAGGGCGAAACAGCGCACAGCGAGAATGGTATTTCCCGCTCCTATGAAGACGGCGATGTTCCGTCCTCCCTTTTGCGTGACATTGTCCCTTATGCGGGGGTGGTGAAATGAGATGTATGGATCGGAACAAATCGGCATTTTGGTATCTCCTGTATGACGGGAAAACTATGAATATGTCCGATGACGGCTACGAAACCGGGCAAATGTCCGTGAAATACAAGGACGCAGTGAAAATGCTGGCGAATATCTCCCCTGCATCCGGGGCGGCGCAAGTGGAGCAATTTGGGCAATTTGTTTCCTATGACAAGGTCATCGTCACGGATGACATGGATTGCCCCATTGCAGAAGATACCGTTTTGTTTGTGGACAAAAACCCGGAATATAAGGACGAGAAACCGCTTTATGACTACATCGTAAAGCGCGTGGCCAAATCCCTGAATTCTATCTCTATTGCCATAAGCAAGGTGAATGTGTCGTGAAGCACAAGGTTGTTACCACCCTCTCTCCATCCGGCGTACAGCAGATGATCGATTCCGTTCGGGAGTACCGGGAATGGATAAAAAGCGGCTGCGCAAGGCTTTTGGAACGCCTTACACAAGAGGGATACGAAGTGGCAAGCGCAGGCTTTGCGAGCGCCGAATATGACGGCACAAACGATGTAACCGTGTCTGTCGAAGATCGAGGAAAAATAAAGGCCGTTGTCGCCGTTGGCGGCACGGTCTTATTTATTGAATTTGGCACAGGCGTAACATACCCGGATAATCACCCGGAAGCAAGGGACTTGGGAATGGCGCGCGGAGAATATGGACAAGGACGCGGGAAACAATCCACATGGGGCTATTACGGAGAACCCGGTACAAACGGAACCGTTGTAGGCGAAAGAGCAAAGGGGACGCTTGTTCTTACACATGGTAATCCGGCCAATATGCCCATGTATAACGCCGTAAAAGAATTGAAGTTTCGGCTTGGAGAAATCGTAAAGGAGGTGTTCGGATGATTGATGTGGAACGGATGATTTTTACCCCGATCGCAGAAGCCTTGCGAAAGAAGTTCAAGGGGATAGATGTTTCCGGGGCGTATATAAAATCTCCCCCCAAGTTCCCCCACGCAAGCATTGTGGAACAGGACAATTACACGACCACATCTAACCAGGACAGTTCCGGCACCGAACGGTTTGCAACCGTCATGTATGAGGTCAATGTCTACTCCACCAAAACCGGAGAAAGCAAATCAGAGTGCCGCAGCATCCTGTCAGAAATCGACAAAATGCTGTATGCAATGAATTTCACACGCATTTCCATGACACCCGTCCCGAACATGGAAAGTGCGTCAATCTATCGCTTAGTGGCACGATACCGTGCCGAAACGGACGGAAAAACACTTTTTAGGAGGTAAATTATGCCAATCAGTACATATAAGAGTTTTCTGATGCAGAAAAGTGCTCCCGGGAACACTTGGACAAAACTGGTGGACATTAAGGAGTTCCCCGACCTTGGCGGTGACCCCGAAATGCTGGAAACCACCACCCTGTCTGATAAGATGCAGACCTACATCGCCGGTATTCAGTCTATGGACGGCCTGAGTTTCACAACAAACTACTCACTGGCCGATTACAAGACTCTGAAAGCAAAAGAGGGTACGGAAGCGGATTATGCTGTGTGGTTTGGCGGCACAGAATCCGGTGGCTCTGTTACCCCCACCGGCTCTGACGGAAAGTTTTCCTTCAAGGGCCAGCTTTCCGTGTATCCCACCGGCGGCGGCGTAAACGAAGTGGTCGGGATGAATATCACCATTGCGCCCACCACGGTCATCACTTTGGATGACGGCGAGTAAGGAGGAATTATGGCAAAGACAATGACCATCGAGCACAACGATGTGAAATATGTGCTGGAATACACAAGAAAATCTGTGGAAATGATGGAGCGGCAGGGCTTCGAGATCGAGGAATTGCAGCGCAAGCCCATGACCTATCTGCCCGCCCTGTTTGCTGGCGCTTTTTTGGCGCATCACCGCTATGTAAAGCGTGATATTATCGACAAGATTTACGCCCAGCTGCCCAACAAGGGAGATATGCTGGGCAAGCTGGTGGAAATGTATAGCGAACCCATTGTAGCGCTCATGGATGATCCCGAAGCCGAGGGAAACGCCAGCTGGACGGTGGACTGGTAAGCGAACCGCCGCCCGGTAAAGAGGGGGGCAATACCCCCCTCTACGCTTACACGGAAAAGTTCTATGAGGTTTTTCCTTATTACATTGCGATAGGCATGACCTACGAGCAGTTTTGGGAAATGGATTGCGAGTTGGTCAAGTACTACCGCAAGGCAGCGAAAATCAAGCAGGACTTGGACAACCAAAACGCATGGCTACAGGGTGCGTATTTCTATGAAGCCTTGGCGGATGTATCGCCTATTCTTCATGCGTTTGCAAAGAAAGGTACAAAGCCTATTCCGTATCGAGATTCCCCCTATCAGGTGGGTGAAAGCTATAATCCTGCGGAGAAAAAAGTGAAAGAGCAGAAGAATGATAGCCGTGCAAAGGCAATCATGGAAATGTTCATGATTGCAAATAACAAGAAATTCGAGCCGGGAGGTGAAAAGCATGGACAATCTTGAAATTCGCGGACTTGAATTTCAAATCAAAGAGAACAGCGACAGTGCCGTTGCGTCTTTGGGACGGCTTGAAAAAGCGTTGTCCTCCCTAAAGACGGCCACTTCCGGCGGAGCGTCCGGCGTAAGAACTGCTGCAAATCAGATTGCTGCGCTCAATAAAGCGCTGTCTGGGTCCGGTGCAGTTGGGCAAAAACTTAAATCTATCTCTTCCGGGCTAAAGGCCATATCCGATGTTGGAACCGTTAAGATTCCAAAATCGCTTGGGACTAATATGCAATCGCTCGGAACGGCACTATCCGGGATTTCCGATGGCGATATAGACAAACTCTACAATGTCGCAGATGCTTTGCGCCCTCTATCCGAACTGGAAGGCGCGCACATGCGTTCGTACATCAACCAACTCAGCGCTTTTCCGGACATTGTGCGCGAACTCCGCGCCGCAGACATTGACGAGTTTTCAAACCAAATGACCCGGCTTGCAAATGCGCTGAGACCGTTTGCCACAGAAATGCAACATGTAGCCGATGGATTTAGTGCCATGCCGTCTCGAATTCAGCGGCTCATAACAACGACCGAGAAGTACAACAACACGGTAAACAAAGGATCCACCCAAACGAGCCGATTTGGGATTTCCCTCAAAAGCATAAAAACGGCAGCGTTTATGGCCGGAATTCGTATGATACGCCAAGAAATCAGCAAGGCTATCACTGAATCAAATGCCTACCAAGAGGATTTGAACCTGTTTACTGCGTCAATGGGTCAATACGCAAAAGAAGCCCAAGAGTATGCGGAAAATGTTGGCGAAATAATGGGCATTGACCCAGCAAAATGGATGCGGAATCAGGGCGTATTTAACACTTTGCTGTCCGGCTTCGGCTCTGTCGCAGACCGTTCTTACCTTATGAGTAAGAACCTTACGCAGCTCGGATATGACATTTCCTCGTTCTTCAACATCTCCGTTGAAGATGCTATGCAAAAGCTGCAATCCGGTGTTTCTGGCGAATTGGAACCGTTGCGTAGATTGGGCTATGACCTGTCGCAAGCCAAACTGGAACAAACCGCATTGACGCTGGGAATCGAAAAGTCTGTTTCTGCCATGACGCAAGCAGAAAAGGCGGAGTTGCGTTACTACGCCATTATGACACAGGTAACAACGGCGCAGGGCGACATGGCTCGTTCGCTGGATGCCCCCGCAAACCAGCTCCGTATTTTCCAAGCGCAGTTGACACAGGCATCAAGAGCAATCGGTAATATTTTTATTCCTATTCTTCAAAAGATATTACCCATTGCAATCGCCGTCCTTCGTATTGTACGCGAGCTGGCGGATGCTATTGCAAAACTGTTTCACTTCAAGCTCACGGAGATTGATTATTCCGGCGTTGGGAATCTCGCCAGCGGCGCAGAAGATGCCGCTGCAGGCTTTGACGATGCAACAAGCGCAGCAAAAGAACTGAAAAAGTCCGTTATGGGCTTTGATGAGCTTAACATTCTAAACGGCAACATTGCGCCCGGGTCTGGTTCTGCAGGTATGTCCGGCGGCAGCGGTTTTGACTTTGAATTGCCTGAGTATGGTTTTCTTAATGATGTAAGTAAGCAGGCTGATGAAGTCACGCAGAAGCTCAAAAATGCGCTCCCGTGGATTCTTGCCATTGGCGCTGGATTTGCGGCGTGGAAACTTGGCCCAAAACTCGGCCTTGATTTGCAGAAAACCATTGGCTTGGCTGTCGGTATTTTTGGCGCACTTACGCTGGTGCAAAACATTCTCGATTCAATCGTAAACGGCGTTACAGAGGAGAACATGACCGGTATGATTTTCGGCATGACGCTTGCCGTGACTGGGCTATATGTTGCTCTTGGGCCGGTTGCTGGAGGAATTACAGCTATTGTTTCCGGTCTTGCTGTGCTGGCTGTCGCGTTTTCTGATGCAGAGAAAAGCGGATGGAATTTCCAGAACCAAATGCTTGCTATTGCAGGGATTCTTGCGGCAGGTGTCGGGATCGGTATATTGATTGGGTCTTGGATTCCTTTGCTAATTGGAATGATTGCTGCATTGCTCCTCAGTATCACGGTATCAACCGGTCACGGAGAAGAACTTATCAGGGGCGTAAAAGAAACCCTGCAAGGTTTTATTGACTTCTTTGCTGGAATCTTTACCGGAGATACGGAGCGCACAGCGAAAGGGATCGAGGGAATCTTTTCCGGGCTGAAAGGAATAATCGGCTCCGTTATTGATGGCATAAGGGACTGGCTAAATGGGCTGTTGGATTGGATCGACAAAAAAACAAACGGAAAGCTCAAACCGCTTATTACCGGAATCAAGGCTATTGTAACCGCCGTTTTTGGCAACATCAAGCAAACCGTCGGGAATGTAATCGACGACATTAAGACGATTTTCTCCGGGCTAATCAAGTTTATCTCCGGCGTTTTCTCGGGAGATTTTGATAAAGCGTGGGAGGGAATTAAGGACATTTTTAAGGGCATTTGGAACACCATAATCGATCTGCTTAATGGAGCAATCAACATCATCATCAAAGGGATTAACTGGCTCATTAAGCAGATGAACAAGATTAGTTTCGATGTCCCTTCGTGGGTGCCGTTTGTAGGGGGCAAATCTATTGGAGTAAACATTGACTATATCAGCGAGAATGTGCTCCCGCACCTCGCTAAAGGCGCAGTTATTCCCGCAAACGATGAATTCCTCGCCGTGCTCGGCGATCAGACCCACGGAAATAATATTGAAGCACCGGAAGGACTTATTCGGAAAATTGTCCGCGAAGAATCCGGCGGTTCTGGAGAAGTCCATGTGACCATTGTTCTCGACAGCGTGACTGGGAAGAAATTGTTTGAGACAGTGGTTAGAGAGAACAACGCCGTTGTCCGGGCGACTGGGGCAAGTCCTCTTGTCACATAAGGAGGTCAAATGGCAATTTTAACCATTACGAAGGCAGACGGGACGAATGTCCCGCTGCCTGACCCCAGCGAATATTCGTGGGGCATACAGGATGTTGACGCAGATGGAACGGGGAGAAACCAAAACGGAGACTTGTTTCGTGACCGGGTAGGGACTAAGCGTAAGCTAACTCTATCGTGGCCGCCCATGAAATCCGCGCCGATGTCCACATTACTGCAGGCTGTAGACGAGGTTTTTTTCAAGGTAAAATATCCCGATGCTATGACCGGTTCTGAACGGCAAATGACCGCCTATGTTGGCGACAGGACAGCACCCATGTATAGCCTTATTGATGGCGAATATCAATGGGAGGGGCTTTCCATGAACTTCATCGAGAGGTGAGCCATGCATACTGTAACAGACGCATTTAACGCCGCGTGTTCTGCACCGGGGCGTGAAATCACCAGCAAGGTAAATTTCAACGGTACGACAGACCTTCCAGCATCTGAGATACAGGAGATTGTTGTCACGGAGCAGTTTGGCTCCTCAGACGGAGTGACCATCGGCGCGGCGTTTTCCAGCCAGTGCAAGGTGGTCATTTACAAGCAAACACCTGCTTTGCCGCTCTCCGGCGGAAACTTTACCCCCTATGCCGGGATCATGGTAAACGGCGCGGCGCAGTTTGTGCCCAAGGGCAAGTTTTACATCCCATCAGACGGCGTGGAAAAGACGGGGGATTTGTGGCTGACCATCACGGGCTATGACCGCATGTCAGGGCTGACGGCGGAGTATGTGCCTACCGTCCCATTCCCCGCCACTCCGACGCAGATACTGATAGACGTTTGCACCCAGGCCCATGTGACCGCGCCCAGTGTGACTATGCCGGATATACAGATCGCCGCACCCTATTCCGGGTCTCTGCGGCAGCAGCTGGGATGGCTGGCCGGGCTTATCGGCTGTAATGCTAAGTTTGACGCCACAGGCAACCTTGTGTTTTGCTGGTATGCCGACAGCGGGCTGACGCTCGGATGGGACGTCCAGTATATGGACGGCCTGGAGCTGACCGCCGACGGCGCATTTACCATTAACAGCCTACTGACCGGCACGGAGGAAAATCCCATCAGCGTCGGTACGGGCCTGGGCATCACAGCCACCAATCCCTATATGACCGCCGAGCAGGCGACAGTGGTGCTTGCGCAAATTTCCGGCAAGTTTCTTATGCCCTGCAAGATCAAGTGGCGCGGCAATCCCGCCGTGGAGGCCGGGGACAGTGTGACCGTGACCGGGCGAGACGGCAAGGCGCTGACGGTCTACGTTATGGAGCAGCGCATGACCATCAAGGGCGGCATGTCAGCGGACATCACTTGCTACGGACCCGAGGACGCGGAGTACGCCGTGGAATCTCCTACACAAAAAAAGGTGCAGCAGCAGTACAATGACGTGCGCAAAGCATTTCGGGATGCTACGGAAAGGATCATTGGGGCCAAGGGTGGATATTTCGAGATCACCTATGACGATGACGGGTTCCCCACCGGATGGGTTATACGGAACACACCATCGGTGGAAGATGATACTAAGATGTGGATTATGTCCGCTGGTGGTCTCGGATATTCTTCTGACGGCGGCAAAACCGTCACAGATATTGCATTAACGGACGATGGGAAAATACTCGGCTCTGCGCTGATAATAAAGCAGGATGATGTTGATGGGCTTTCTGCGGCATTGTCCGCTATCAACGGGGAACTGACCTCTAAAATTACTCGCGCTGAGGCTGAAAGTGAGATAAAGCAAACGGCAGACGCACTAAACGTCCGTATTACGGGGCTGGATGATGACTTGCAGCTCATTACCAAATCGTTCCATGTTGGAGACGATGGCCTGGTAATTGGAGAGACAGACAATCCAATAAAGCTAAGGCTGGATAACGACACACTCCAATTTCTCCGGGACAATGTGGCGGAACTGGAAATCACAGCGGATGGTGTAGTAGCTAAGCGCCTTACGGTGTCCACTATTATGATCGGTGAAGTGCTTATGCAGGCAGACGATAATGGCGATGTAATTATAGCGTAGCGAGGGATGTAACAATGAGTGTAAATCAGACTCTAACACTGGAACAGATAGGCCAAAGCATAACCAATAATACCTCAAAAGTTCGCATAAAGTGGACATCACAACAGACCGGCTCCAGCTATAACAACGCTCCAGGTGATAAGGCGTATTACTACATCACCATTAATGGCGGTACAGAGACCGAGCACACAGTAGCGTTTACGCTGCCGCAAAATACCACCAAGACCATCTTGGATACCACCCTCACCGTTAACCACAAAGCTGATGGCACTGGGAGCATTAAGGTGCGGACGTGGATGGACACGGAGATTAGCGCCGGCGTAATCACGCAGACCAAGACGCTGGAGCTGGACACCATCCCCCGCGCATCTGTTGTGTCAGCACCCAAAACCGGCACCCTTGGCACCGCCCTTAAAATCACAATTGACCGCAAAAGCGCAAGCTTTACCGACAAACTATATTACAAAGTCGGCAGCAAAAATGCGGTTAAAATTACAGGTTACGATGGCAAGACGACTTATAACTGGACGCCACCTATCGATTTGGCCACCAACGCGCCCAATAGCGCAAATCTGGCGGCAACGATCATCTGTGAGACTTACAACGGCACCGCCTATGTGGGGCGCTCGGAGTGTACGGTGACGCTGGCAATCCCGTCAAGCGTGGTGCCAACGCTGTCAGTGTCCGTAACTGACCCAACGGGCAACAAAACGAAATATACCGGGTATTTCCTACAGCTGCGCAGTAAAATCAAAGTTGCAATCACTGGCACGGGCGCGCAGGGCAGCACCATTAAATCCTATAGCATTAAGGTGGGCTGGTCGGCTGGCTCCGGCACACTGTATACCGCATCTGCGGCGAGCGGAACAACGGGGCTTTTGCCTTACTACGGCACGGTGTATATCACATGCGCTGTAACGGATAGCCGTGGGCGCACGGCTACAAAATCGCTAAGCTATACGGTATCCAAATACAGCGTCCCCACCATCTCGGCCATTTCGGCCACCCGCTGCACGCAAAAGGGCACAGCGAGCCGCACGGGAGAGTACGGTAAAGTTACCTTTACCGCCGCCATTACCCCGCTATCTAACAAAAACACGGCGGCTTACATGGTGCAGTATCGAGAATATGGTGGCACGGGATTATGGACGGACGTAACGCCGACGATACCGGAGGACGATAAGTATGCCCCCCAAAACATCACCACCATTTTCCCAGCTGATACAAATAAGCGCTACACAGTGCGCGTGGTGGCAACGGATGCTTTTAGCACCAGCAATTCCAGCATGCGGGACATTTCGGCGTCCTTTGTGCTGCAGCACTTGGCAAAATCAAAATCATCCGTTGGCATTGGACGCCTGTGCGATGACGATAAAACCAAAGCATTACAGGTGGGGCTGGATGCCTATTTTGACAAATCCATATACGCAGATCGATTTGTCTATATGGGTGGATACAAAAAGTCGGACACGGAAAAGGACATCTATTTTCAGACCACGGACGGAGCCGCAAATCCGCACAATGTGGGCGTATACGGCGGCAACGGGGAATCCACAGCAGCTTGGGGCGTCTACGACGCCCAAAACAGCCGCAGCGTGATCCGCTACGATGATGTGGCAGGAACGCTGACGCTGCTGGGCCTGGGGCCTACCAATCTGACGATTGGCGCGTTCGGGTCGAATTTAAAGAGCTTCAGCGGCACGGCCAGGCACTCCGCTATGTTGGGGCTCGGCATCCTGAGGGTGTCGGGAGAAACCAACGTTGCGCTAACGGCGGATACGACATACGACATTGCCAGTATTACCGACCACAATCCAACGGCCACTTACCCTCTGAGCGTGTACTGCCAAAAGTCATTAGATGCGAGGCTGACCACCTCCGGCATCATACAGATACGCCCCAAAGAGGCTATAGCCGCCGGGTACTACATCTACATCGCCGGAATATGGATTGCAAGCTAAGGAGGTGCGCTGTATGGATCCCTTGTGGCTGCTAATAATTGTCCCTGCATCATCGTGTATAGGATTTGTGATTGCCGCTCTGCTGGCGGCAGGAAAGGATAGCAAATGACCGAAGCAATCATCGTGGCGCTGATTACCGGCGGCCTGTCGCTGTTGGGGGTACTTATTACCAGCAGCAAAACCGCTCGAGACGTGCAGGCCAAGCTGGACAAGCGGCAAGCCGTCACCGATACCAAGCTGGAGGAGCTGACCAGAGAGGTCCGGGAGCACAACAATTTTGCGCGGCGCGTCCCGGTGTTGGAGGAGCAGATCAAGGTCGCCAACCACCGCATCGCGGATTTAGAAAACAAGAATTAATTTTTGTGGCGCCCGATTCGGGCACAGAAAGGAGAAAACCATGAAAATCCCTGACAAGCTGTATGACATTCTCAAGTGGGTGGTCATCATCGTCCTGCCGGCCATCGCCACGCTGTACGCGGCCCTGTCCGCCGTGTGGGCCTGGCCCTACTCGGAGGAGATCGTCACCACCATCACCGCCGTGGACACCTTCCTGGGCGCAGTGCTGTGCATCTCCACTGCCACCTATAACAAGGAGGAAATCGAAAATGGCTAAAGTATATCTGTCCCCCAGCAATCAGACCGACAACCGCTATGCTTACGGCAACACCACCGAGGCCGTCCAGTGCGGCAAAATTGCCGATGCCTGCCGCGCCGCCCTGGAGCGCAGCGGCGTGACCGTGAAGGTAGGGCATATGCCCTCCATGCAGGATAAGTGCAAGGAATCCAACGCCTTCGGCGCTGACCTCCATGTGCCCATCCACACCAACGCCTTTAACGGCACGGTTAGCGGCACCCGCATGTTCTGCTTTAACAGCAGCGGCGAGGGCATGAAGGCCTGCAAGGCTATCTTTGCCCGGCTGGCCCCGGTGACCCCCGGCACCAGCGAGAATATCCGGGTGGATGCCTCCCTATACGAGGTGCGGGTGCCCAGCGCCCCCACGGCCTATATCGAGTGCGAGTTCCACGACAACGCTACCACGGCCAAGTGGATCGTGGAGCACACGGTTGACATCGGCGAGGCCATCGCCCGGGGGATCTGCGATTACTTCGGCGTGACCTTTAAGGCGCCCGAGAAGCCCAAGCCTGTCGAGCCGGAAAAGCCCGCCACCGACAAGCTCTACCGTGTGCAGGTGGGAGCTTTCGCCGTCCGGGAAAACGCCGAGAGGATGCTCCGGCGCCTGAAGGACGCCGGGTTTGAGGGATTTATCCGGGAGGGGTAAAATAATCCACTGGAGGGCGCAGAGGACATCGCTACGCCGGCCTCACGCCCGTGCATAAGCATCCGCACCTCCACGGCTATTTGTTTTGCGTATGAACAGCAACCACAAGGCCGTAAGAGATTTTTTGACAAATCTGCCGCCGAAACGCGCCGCTGCATTTGTCGAATCGTTTTTGCTCCCCGATAATGAAGCGATGGTAATCATAGAATGCGATGTGCGCCGAAAAAGCTGCGTACAGGTATCTATGGAGCGGAATATGTCCGTGGAAACGGTGAAGCGACACAGATGCAGAGCATACCACAAAATTGCACAGGAACTATTTATCCCCCTGCCTTAACGCAGGGGGATTTTTACTTTTTTCTGACACTTTTCAGGCACTTTCGGGTGCCTGTTTTTTTGTACCATAAAAGCAAGGAATCACACAAAACGCACAACATGGTCGAAATCGACCAGTTTGAACAGGAGGTGGCAAAATGTACGACCGGCTTATCGCCTGCGGTTACACGGAGCAAATGGCGGCGGATATTCTGAAACTATTCCCCGATCCGGAAGAATTGCGGAGATATGTATATTTTGCCGAACTGTTCCATGAAGAAAGGACGGTATTTTGATGGCATTTAATCCTTACTATCAGAATCCATATCAGCCGATGGGCTATAACGGCCAATACGGCAATTATGCCCCTCAGAACGCCGCAGGAGCGCCGCAAGCGTTTGGATGCCAAATTACAAGGGTAAACGGCAGAAACGGCGCAGAGGCTTTCAGAATGGCCCCCAACAGTTCCATTCTGCTGATGGACGAGAACGATCCCATTGTGTGGATGAAACAGACGGACGGCGCGGGGTATGCAACGGTAACGCCTTACACGGTTTCTCCGTATCAGGCTACCCCGCCTGTGGATGTAAGCAGCCTGGAAGAACGCGTAAAGAGATTGGAGGACACAATCAATGGCAAATCCAATGATGCAAATGCTGATGGGAAACGGAAATCGAAAGCCGAATAACCCCATTGCGATGGTGGCAGAGTTCCGAAAATTCGCCGCCAACATGACCCCGCAAAAAGCACAGCAGGAAATCGAGCGGTTACTAACTTCTGGGCAAATGAGCAAAGAGCAGTTTGCTGATTTGCAGAAACAAGCAAAGGACTTTATGCAATTCCTGAAATAGGCCGGGTCGACACGGTTTATTTATAAAAATTTTATGAAAGGAGTTTTCCATATGGAGAACGGTATGTCTCTTAGCGATATCGCCGCTGTAACTCGCGGCGCAAGTGATGAAAACGGCTGGGGCTCCGGCTGGTTTCTTATCGTGGTTCTGTTCCTGTTCATGTTTGGTTTCGGCGGCAACGGATGGAATCGTCAGGGTGAGTTCGGGCAGTTCGCCACCGCTGCCAGCCAGCAGGAAATTCTGTTCGGCCAGCAGTTCGGGCAGATCAACGACCGTCTGACCAACATCGGTAACGGCATCTGCAATCTTGGTTACGAGATGCAGGGCGGCATCGGGCAGTTGGGCAAGGAGATGGCTTTGGCGCAGAACGGCACCAACATGACCATCATGCAGACCGGCAACAGCATCCAGAGCCAGATGGCGCAGTGCTGCTGCGACACAAAGCGGGCCATTGATGGCGTAAACGCCAACATCGATGCCAAGTTTGCCGCTTTGGAGAAGTCCCAGCTTGAGCAGCGAATTGCGGAGCAGTCCGCCCGCATTGCCAGCCTGGAAATGGACAACCGGATGTATGGCGTGGTGCGCTATCCCAACGGCTACACATACAACGCCGGTAATTCCCCCTTCTGCGGCTGCAACAGCTGCTGCGGCGTAAACATCTGACACAGAACGATAGGCCCCTTTTGGCCGGGTTATGGGCGGGGCTGGTGTCCCGCCCTTTTAATTTAGAAAGGAGATTTTACAATGTCTTGCAAATCTGCGATTTACACTGCTATGCAGACCCCCACGGAGGTTGCCGTAAATGGTGTTATCCCTCTGGGTAGTCTTATCCGCCGCTATGGATGTGATATTTCTTTGAACGGAAACGCTGTCAATATCGTTGGCAAGGGATATTATGATGTCGATGTGTCCATCACTGTATCCCCCACGGCGGCAGGGACGGTCACTGCAACGCTCATCAAGGACGGCGTGGTTGTTCCTGGTGCGACAGCTTCCGCAAATGCTGCGGCTGGCGCGCCTGTTGCGCTGGCATTCCCCGCTCTTGTGCGTCAGGCGTGTTGCGCATCCGGCTCTGCGCTGTCGATGGTACTGACTGGCGCGGCATCCACAGTTAGTAATGTTGCCCTCCGGGTACAGCGTATCTGATGGAGGTGCGGGATGAAAGTTATTGAGAAATTGGAAAATTTTATCGATAGCGAGATCCACGATGCAGAAGTATATGCAAAGTGCGCCCTAAAATACAAGGAATCTGACCCCACGCTTGCGAAACTGTTTTACGATTTGTCCACGGAAGAAATGCGGCACATGGATTTGCTACATGGAGAAGTTGTACGCCAGATTGAGCAGTATCGCAAGGCGAATGGTGAACCGCCCGCCTCCATGCAGGCTATCTATGATTATCTGCACGAGAAGCAAATCGACAAGGCAAAGGATGTAAAGAGCTGCCAAAGCATGTATCGCAATGGGTGATTTTGCAGCAAAAAACGTCAACCATTTTGTCAACCATAGAATGCGATTCCGCGCAAGTTACTCCAATTCTGCGCAACAGTTTTAAAAATTCCCCCGCGCAAATTCATGGCATAAAAAACCCCGGAAGCCCTTAAAAATAAGGGTTTCCGGGGTTTGGCGCAGAAGGAGGGAGTCGAACCCTCGCACGGGTTTTTAAGCCGCCTACTCCCTTAGCAGGGTAACGCAAAATCCTTATAATTCAATGGTTTATAGACATTTTGTCAACCATAAGTCAACCATAGAATTACTTATTTTTCAAGTTGGTTTACTCCCCTGTGCGCTGCTTCCGTGGACACATGGATATATCTTTGGGTGGACACAAGTTTTGAGTGACGCATGATCTGTTGGACGACCGGAAGCTCCACACCTTTCTTCACGGCTTCCGTGGCCGTGGTGTGGCGGCAGGAATATGGGGGCAAATCTCTGATTCCAAGTTCTTTTATTGTGGCGTGGTAATCATCGTAAAATTTGTTCTCATATCCGCTGTACAGGAGTTTTGTTTCCGGGGATGCAGATTCCGCCAGCCGCTCTATCACCGGGGACATAAAAACCGGGAACACGATGGGGGTGTCTTTTCTCTTTTTTGTTTTCCGGCCACAGCCGTATATTTCGTGCTTGTCGTAGTCGATCATGTCGGATTTGCAGGCGAACAATTCTCCCGGCATCATGGATGTGTAAATCATGAGGAGCATATAGCCCACAAACAGTTTTCCGTTGTCCCATGCTTTCCACATTGCATTTACTTCCTGCTCTGTAAACGGTTCGGGTTCTTTTTCCACCAGTTCCGGCAGGACAATAAAGCGGGACAAATTTACCGTTACTGTTCCGTTTCCGCCGTTGTTGGCCATTGCTCTTTTATACAGATGTGACAGCAGGGACTTCATGTCACGAGCTGTGTAATAGGATGTGGAATGTTCGTTCACGACTGTCTGCAAATCGTCTATGGTAAGCGTGTCAATTTCTCTTGCGATGATAGGCTCCAACCGCTCCCTGGCCTTTTTGTATCCGGCCTGTTTGTCAGTGGAAAGTTTTTGCATATCGTTCTCGCTCCACCCCTGCCACAAAGACAATAGCGTGGGAGCTGACTTTTCAACATTATCCGCAGAATGCGCCGCCGCCCATTTTAGGGCTTCTGATTTCGTTGGAAACCCGCATTTCGATGGACGCTTGCGAATAAGCCGCAGTTCCCCGTTTGGCGTTTTTTCTGTGTATGAGTACCCGGAGGCCACGGCCATCCACGCCCTGCCGCGTTTTACAGCTGTCCCTGCTCCGTTTGGCCGAGATCGGCCCTTCCGCTTTTCTGCCACTTGCTTCTTGCCGCACATATGGCAATATACGGCGCCTGGGACAAGAGTTGTTCCGCATTTAATGCAGTTGCTCATTTTCTGCTTCCTCGCCTTGTTTGGATTTTTTGTCCGCCGCAAGAGTGGACAATAGCACGGATGTAAGTACGCCAATTCCCACCGCCAAAAGCGCAATGACAATCCACGCAATCGTACCGGTTGTCCTGGATCGGATCAGGCCTTCGTCCTGCACACGGTAATCAAGCGCCACATACCATGTAACTATACCCAGCAGGATAGCGGACAGCAGCGATGCGATATACAGCATCGTGCGCTGCCGCCTTGCTTTTTTCTTCTGCTCCTCTGCTGATTTGGACAGCTCATCGTATGCGCCCTCTATTCGGGCAAGGCGCACATCCTCGTCATGGACTTGCTGGAGCTGCTTGATTTGGTCTTGCGCCAAAACGACCTCTACAATGCCAAAGTAACGGTCCATAGACACCCCCAGCACCTTGCAGATGGGGCCAGCCGCATACACGCCCGGTGCCTTAGATGTGGACGCGAAAAAGTTGTTAACGCTGGACAAAGGCACACCGGATTGGTCTGCTATCTCCTGCGCCGTGATGTGCTGTTCCAGTTTTGCGTCCCGACAAGTGTCCTGCAACGATTTCTCCATGTTTTATTGCCTTCTTCCCCTTTTTCGGGCATAGCCCGCATTATTTTGCAAACCCCAAATTTGGGGATATTGCCTTTTTTGGGATTGCACCACCCAATTTGTTTTTGATATGGTAGAGGCGCAAACGATAAACCGTTAGGTGATTCGTGGGCAATACCCTCCCTGTCCGGTGCGGGGGCGGGGAGGGTAGAACAAAATTTCTATTTTCTACGATTTTGTTGCACAAAAGTGTGCAACAAACACCGTGTTTGGTGGTATAGGTGAAAACACTTATTGTGGAGGAATAGAACGAATGTTTGCAATCGCAGAGAAATATGGTATAATTAGAAAAGAGCATCCCGTGTACGCCAAAGCGGATTTTATGTCCGCCTTGCGCACACTGACGGAAAAAGAAAAAGTCGAACTATGGAAGGAGCTTGAAGAAAATGGAATTATCAAACGCAAAAGTCCTGATTGCATCTGACGGCGAAAAGACATTTGTCCTCGTAAATGGAACACCGCTTATCGGAGATAAGGTTGATTTCAAATGCGATATGTGCGGTGTCCGGCTCAGCGTGTCTAACGCACTGCTTACGCCTAACCTGTATAAAGCCAGTGACTTCGCCGCATTTGTGAAGAACAAGTTAGGTTATGACCTGTCCGTCATGTAAATCCCACATGAGGGCGGTTTCCGGGTCTTGCTGGTCCATGTAGGCAATGCCCGCATCCATCAGGATAACACCACCAAAAGGCGAATACTCGGCATATCCGGCAGCACAAATCTCCTGTAACCCATCCTTTATTGCTTCTGGAATCGGCATGAAGAATGTGGAGTTTTGCTTCGACTGCCCGTATGCTTGGCGCTGGCAGTAATGCGTGTAGAGAGCTGCCAGCGCCTTTTTTGCACTCCTTGTCAGCTCAACGCCCATCGCGGCGCCTCCTCTGCTGAATCTCCACAAGCTTCTGCATCGCTTGAAGAATTTGGTCATCCGTCCAGTTTTCGGCCTGTTCTTCCCAATCCTTCATAGTTGGCACGAACCCCTCGGCATTTATGCCGGGGGCTTTTTTTATGCTTGGATCATCCGTTTTTTCCAAAAACAAATCCGGTGAAACGCCGAAATAATCCGCAATTCTCTTTATCGTTGTTGGCCTTGGAATCGCCCCACCTTTCCACGAAGTAACAGACCCAGATGACAGGGTTAGTTCTTTTGCAACTGCATTGGGCGATACTCCACGCTTTGCACATAGGTCTACAAAGACTGACCAAAACATAAAAAAATACTCCTGAAAATTGTGAGATTATCCAAAAGTGAGAAAAATGAGATTTCCCTATTTACAAAATGAGAATTATGAGGTATCTTTATATCAGGCCCACAGAAAAAGGGTACAAAAACACTAGCCCCCACGAAAGCGGCTTTTAACAATTTCTTTTGGCGAAGGTATTGTACCGCAGTTTTTGTGGAGTGTCAAGTGTGAAAACTCATGAATATGAGTTTTCGGTGGGCGTTGACTGCGGCGGGGATAAGAAAACCGCCCCGTGCGGTAACACGAGGCGGTGTGCAGGAGTATTCCCCTTCCCACCCCCGCACCGGGCGGGGAGGGGATTTAACAGCAAGAATCGCTGTCTTTGCACTCCTGCAAGGCGATTATAGCACGAACGCCCCGCCGCAGTCAATGAAATCTCACATATAAGGAGGGAAGACAATTTGACATTGAGAGAAATGCGGGATAGAGCAAATCTTTCCTGCACACAGGTAGGCAAGAAACTGTTTGTTGACCAGTCCTGCGTAAGACATTGGGAATACGGAGACTGGGCACCGGCACGGAAGTACTACAAGAAAATGGCGAAGCTGTACGGCGTGTCGGAGGAAGAAATCAAGGCTGCTGCGGAAGCTATCCGGGCGGCGAACCGAGGTGAGAAGCGTGACAATCAATGATGTACGGAAGTCGGACAAGCTGTATCTGACCCCGGCAGAGGTTGCGGAGCTGCTGAATTGTGACCCGCAAGCGATACGGGACGCAGCGAGGCACAACCCCGAACAGCTTGGATTCCCGACAATGCGGGTTGGCAACAGGACGAAAATCCCCCGGATGCCGTTTCTGCGGTGGATGGGGATAGAGGAGGAGTAAACATGGACGGTTACACATTGACGCTGGTCATCATCGGGGTCGCAACGGTCAGCTATTGGTTTGTGCGGCTGGTGGACAAGCTGGATAGACCAGGCAAGTGAGAATTTGGGAGGAATGAAGATGCAAAAACATTACTACGCCATCGTGGCTGAAAGGTGCGGCGTCCGGGTAACTATGCGGTCGGAGCGCGATGTGGCCGAGGTGGGCGACCTGGTTTGCGGCAGCAATAAGGCAGCCGTATATTCCAGGTACAAGGTCATCGCAGAGCCACACTTTGTTCTGTGCGGAACCAGTGAGGACGATTTCCTGAACGCCCTGTATGCGGGGGATATTCCACAGGTTTCCAAGGTCACCCGGGATATTTGGAAGCTGGAGACGGAAAAGGAGGATGCATCCGATGTGGACAACTGACCCGGTATGGGACGCGGAGTGCTACGCAGAGGAGCAGGATAGGCGGCTTGCGAGGATGCCTGTGTGCGATTGCTGCGGCTGCCGCATTACAGATTTCCCCGCTCTGCACTACAAGGACATTTGGCTTTGTGGAGAGTGCGTCAGCGACAACGAGGAGTATTACGAGGAGGCGTTGGAATGAGCGAGGGCGGCGTATTGCGGTACATCAAGACATCCGTGGATATTTACTTCCCGGAGGGGCATATGGCGTGTAACCTCTGCCCTCTGCTGGAAACATATTCCCGCAACCAGTGCAGGAGAACGGGCGAGTATCTGATAGACACAAGAATCATTGGTGCGCACTGCCCGCTGGAAATCATTGACGAGGAGGAAGAATTTTGAACATCTACGAGAAAATCGCTGCGATTATGCAGGATGTCCAGTATCTTGCAAAGGACGATCATGTAGAGTTCGGCAGCACCAAGTATAAAGCCCTGAGTGAGGAGAAAGTCACATCCATCATGCGGGCGGAGCTACTGAAACACAAACTGATTGTATACCCCATCGCACAGACGGCCAACCGCACCGGCAACATCACCCATGTGGATGTTATTTACCGCATGGTCAATTTGGAAAAGCCGGAGGAATACATCGAAATTGCGTCCTGCGGCGATGGTGCGGACACGCAGGACAAAGGCAGCGGCAAGGCCATGACATACGCTTTCAAGTATATGTGGTTGCGGACATTTGCACTGCCCACCGGTGAGGATCCGGACAAGATTTCCTCCGCCGAACTGGACGAGAAAGAGCGGAACGCCGCGCCTGTGTGTGAGCGGTGCGGATCTGACATTGTGCCTGTAAGGAAGCGCAACGGCGAAATGTGGACGGTAAAGGATATGGTTAAGTATTCCAAGGGCCGCTACGGAGCGCAGATGTGCGCCGACTGCATGAAGGCAGCAAAGAAGGAGCAGGACAATGCTGCAGGCTGATGTGACCGCCGCCCGTTGGCAACAGGACAGCGATGGGGCGTGGCTGTGCCTTCGGGTGCAGTCCCCCGCCTCTGCAATGACAATCTGCGACGAGATGCAGCCGGACAAGCAGTATGTGGCGCAGATAAAGCGCAAGGGCAGGAGCCTTGATGCAAACGCGTATGCATGGGTGCTTCTGGATAGGCTGGCGGCGCACTATGGAATCCCGAAGAACGATGTGTACCAGGAGGAAATCAAGACCATAGGCGGAGTGAGCGATGTCCTATGCATTGTATCAAAGGCGGCTGACGACTTTTGCCGCAGATGGGAATCCAAGGGCACCGGCTGGATGGCCGAGCAAGAGCCGAGCAAAATTCCCGGATGCGTGAAGGTGACAGTTTGGTACGGCTCCAGTACCTACGATGTGGAGCAGATGAGCCGCCTTATTGACCAGATCGTTGCCGATTGCCGCGAAGCAAACATCGAGACTTTAACTCCGCAGGAGCTTGCGGCACTGAAATCCCGCTGGGGTGAAGCCCAGCCGTTGGGAGGTGATAAAGGTGACTGATGATAGACGGTGTTTTATCTGCGGCAGGAATGGCGCATGTGACCCGCTGGAGCGGCACCATTAGCCACATTTTTGGTGGGTCGTACCGCAACAAAAGCGAGAAATACGGCCTTGTGGTGTATCTCTGCGGCGAACGGTGCCACAGAAACGGCGGAAATGCCGTGCACAGAAGCGGAAACCAAATGCGCCTGCTGCGGAGATATGGGCAGTTAAAGGCCATGCGGGAGCAGGGCTGGACGGAAGATGACTTCCGGCGAGAATTTGGAAAAAGCTATTTGTAAGGAGGAAAACGATGGTAAACAGAATGATTTTGCAGGGGCGGCTTTGCTCTGACCCCGAACGCAGAGCCACACAGAACGGGACAACGGTGTGCAGCTTCCGCGTGGCGTGGAGCGAGAACGTAAAGGACAGAGAAACAAAACTGTTCCTCCCCTGTGTGGCATGGCGGGGAACGGCAGAGCTTATCTGCACCCACTTTACCAAAGGCAAGGAGATCATCGTAGAGGGCAAGCTCTCCAGCCGGGAATACGAGGACAAGACTGGCAACAAGCGCATTGTGGTGGAGCTGACGGCGGACCGGGTACACTTCTGCGGCAGCAAGGACAGCGCACCGCAGCAGCCCACGCAGACCTTCACGGAGATTTCCGAGGAAGACGGAGATTTGCCGTTCTAATTGGAGGTGACGAGGGATGACATTTGACGCGATTATCTACGATGCCGATAGCATTCGAGACGCACTTTCCGATTCTCTTACTAACAATGTCTTACGAATTGATGATCTTTCGGAGGAGGATGCAGTGCAGTTAGCCTGCATTTTTACGGATCACGGAATCGGTATTTGCCTACTTCCGCGCAAGGAGTAAGTGCATGGCGGATATGACATACATCAAGCTGTTCATCGATTACTTAGATGCGATAGAGCCGCTCGGTGACGCAGAGAGGGGGCGGCTTTTCACTTCCTTGTTGGTTTATGCAAGGACGGGCGAAGCCCCGCAGCTCGGCGGGAACGAACGGTTTTTATTCCCGATGATACGGGCGCAGATCGACAGGGACAAGCCAAAATACAAGCGAGGAGAAAACCACCCAAACTGGAAAGGCGGGATAACACCGGAAAACCAGAGAGAACGCGGTAGCTCAAAATACAGTAACTGGAGAAAGGATGTCTTTTCTCGGGATATTTATACTTGCCAAATTTGTGGCATAAAAGGAGGAAAGCTGAACGCACACCATATAAAGCATTGGTCGGCATGCAAGGAACTACGGTTTTCTGCGGAAAATGGAATTACCCTCTGCGAATCATGCCACAAACAGATACACAGGAGAAAATGAGTCATGGGGAAATGCTATGTCAAGGCTTATTATGACTGGATTGAGCAAACAGCCGCTTTGTCAGATGCCGAGCGAGGGAGACTATTTATCGCCGTACTGGAATACGCGCGGTCAGGTCTTGAACCAAAACTCGACGGGCGAGAAGGCATTCTGTTTCCGGTATTCCGAGCCACATTAGACCGAGATAATAAAATTTCAGAAACCAATTCAAAAAATGGTTCGCTTGGCGGGCGCGGCAACAAAGCGTACGAAAGCGAACGAAAGCGAAATAAAGCGACCGAAAGCGAACAAAAGGCTACTAAAGACAAAGACAAAGACAAAGACAAAGACAAAGACAAAGACAAAGACAATAGCGCGTCGCCGTTTGAATCGTTTTGGGCGGCATATCCCCGAAAAGTCGGAAAGCAGGCCGCAATGAAAGCATTTTCCAAGGTTTCTGTGCCGGTTAAAACGCTTATCGATGCCGTCAACAGTCAGAAAAACAGCGAACAGTGGCGCAAGGATAACGGTCAATACATCCCAAACCCAGCCACATGGCTGAATCAAGGCCGATGGGATGATGTGCTGACGGAGGCCGGAGCGCAACCAACGAAGGAGGAATACCATGTCGGGACATGGCTGTGACATCTGCGGCGGGCTGGGCTACACCGTCCGGCGCACGGAAAACGGCGAGCTGGTGAGTAGCACTTGCAAATGCGAGATCATCCGGCAAAACAGAATTCGCATGGAGCGTTCCGGGCTGGCCGGTCTGCTGGATAACTGTACATTCGAGGCATTCCAAACGCGGGAGTATTGGCAACAGGCCGCAAAGCAAGCGGCGGAGAAGTATTTGACCGACTGGAAGGGCAAGTGGTTTTTCATCGGCGGTTCTCCCGGAACTGGGAAAACCCACCTGTGTACGGCGATTTGCGCCAAGCTGATGGACGGCGGAATCCCTGTCCGGTATGTGCAATGGCGGGGAGATATTCCGGCAATCAAGGCAAAGGTAAACGATGCGGAAGCATACGCCGAAGCCATGCACCCGCTGAAAACCGTCCGTGCGCTGTATATCGACGATTTTCTAAAGGGCAGCGTTACAGATGCCGACAAAAACATCGCCTTTGATCTGCTGAATGCCCGGTATATTGACCCGGATGCAATCACGATCATCTCCACGGAGTTGACCATTGACCGCATTTTGAGCTGGGATGAAGCCATCGGCAGCAGAATCAACCAGCGGGCGAGGGATTATATGCTGAACATCGGGAAAAAGCAGAATTGGAGGCTGAAATGAAAGTTTTGGTTGCCTGCGAAGAATCGCAGGAGGTATGCAAAGCGTTTCGGGCAAAAGGCCATGAATCGTATAGCTGTGACATACAGGAGCCGTCCGGCGACCACCCGGAGTGGAACATTTTAGGCGATGCCCTTGTGGCTATCAAGGGGGGGCAAGTGACCACGATGGACGGACAGACGCATGATGTGGGCAAATGGGATTTGCTGATTGCACATCCACCGTGTACTTATCTCAGCAATGCTGGAGCCAACAGACTTAGAGTCAACGGTGAGATTCAGCCTGGACGCATGGAAAAAGCGAAAGCAGCCAGGGCCATGTTTATGGAGATGCTGGATGCCGAAATTCCGAGAATTGCTGTTGAAAACCCGGTCCCGGGCAAAATTCACGGTCTCCCGCCATACTCCCAGATTATACAACCATATATGTTCGGGGATGCCTGGCTAAAAAGAACATGCTTATGGCTCAAAAACTTACCATTGCTGATGGCCACGAATTGCGTAGTGCCAACTGGGAAATGGGTGGAAACTACTCCGCACGGTAGAGCGGCCAGACCTGGGGAATGGGAGAACAAAGGGCGGAGAACGCCCAAGGAACGCTCCAAGACATTCCCCTCTGTCGCAAAGGCGATGGCTGAGCAGTGGGGCGGATTGGAGGAATGACATGACCACATTACGCATGATTCCCGGCATTACATACACCCGGAAAAACCTTGAAGCGCTCACCGGGATGCCGGACAGAGAGAACCGGCGAATGATCCGAGCCCAGCGGCGGCAGGGGGTGCCCATTGTTGCGCTGAAAGACGGCGGGTACAAGCTGGCGGAAACGGAGGAAGAAAAGCAAGCCTTACTTGCTATGTACCGCAAGCGGGCCCTGGACGAGCTGGACACCTGCAGCAGGCTTGCAAAGGCCATGCAGGTGGATGGGCAGATGGAGGTGGCGGGAGATGGAACGGTTTAACACACCGTTGACGAACGAGGCTGCCAAGAAATTGCTATCCCTTGATTTGGATGACAAGGTCATCACCAGCGTTGAGAAACTGGATGAGTGGTACACCGCGTGGGGCGGACAGTGTTACGTCAGTTTCTCCGGTGGAAAGGACAGCACGGTGCTGGCGTATTTGGCGGCGTTGTACCTGTCGAGCTTCAGGACACCGCCGTGGGAGCTGAACTTGGCGTTTGCGAACACGGGGCTGGAATATCCAGAGATACAGAAGTTCGTCAATGAGTGCGCTGACTGGCTAAGGAGGGAGTTCCACCGCGTGAACGTAAACCTTTTTCGCCTGCGCCCAAAGATGAACATTCGACAGGTGGTGACGAAGTACGGGTACAGCATCGTGAGCAAAGAGGTGGCCGCGTATGTAGGAAATGCTCGAATTAATCCAGATGGGAAATCGGCACAGCGTTTACGCGGGGAATACCTCGATAAAAATGGAGAAAAATCCCCGTACAACTGCGAAAAGTGGGGGGGTTTAGTTCATGCGCCGTTTCTCGTGTCGGATTCATGCTGCAAGGTGATGAAAAAGGGGCCCATGCACAAGTTCGAGGGCAAAACAGGGCTCCACCCCATGACAGCGTTGATGGCGGAAGAAAGTCGGATGCGCATGCTGAAATGGCAACGCACAGGCTGCAATGCCTTTGAGGGCAAGAGGCCGATGGGCAAGCCGATGAGCTTTTGGACGGAGCAGGATGTGCTGCGGTATATTGTGGGCAATCGAATCCCATATGCCAGCGTGTACGGCGAAATCGTAGCAAGCGATGGCGAGAACGACTACGATGCGACGCTTACGGAATGCCCGCTGCACTGTACGGGATGTCAAAGGACAGGATGTATGTTTTGCGGGTTTGGCGCTCATCTCGAAAAGGGCGAAAACCGCTTTGAGCGCATGAAGCACACGCACCCGAAGCACTACGAATTCTGCATTGGCGGTGGGGCGTATGACCCTGTGGACGGCTTGTGGAAGCCAACTGAAAAGGGGCTTGGATATGGTCGGGTGCTGGATTACATCGGAGTGAGGTATTGATATGACGGTATACATGCGAGTAAGCCGGGACAAGTACGAGCTGCCGGATGCCGTATCGGAATCTATCATCGAGCTGGCCAACATTTGCGGCGTCAGCTGGCGGACGATCTACCGGGCCGTGTACGGCGGCAAGCGTACCAAAGGACGGCCCAAGTATGTGGCCGTACCAATAGGGGAGGGAGACGATGATTGAGATTACGGTGCCGCTGGCACCCGTCACAAAGAAAAACTCTATGCGGATCATGCACAGCAGCAAAACGGGGAAGCCGTTTATCATGCCGTCCAAGCAGTACCAAAACTACGAGGCGGAAGCTGTATGGCACTGCAAAAGGGCCAGAGTGCAACGCCCCATTGAGGAGCCTGTGGAGGTCAAATGCCTGTTTTATATGCCTACCCGGCGCAGGGTGGATTTGACAAACCTGCTGGAATCCATCGACGATGTGCTGGTGAGGGCCGGTGTACTCAAGGACGACCACAGCGGCATTATCGTTAGCCACGACGGGAGTCGGGTGCTGTACGACAAGGATAACCCACGGACAGTATTGTTTATCCGGGAGATGGAGGACATGGATGCGACAACCCGAGATGCGCGTATGTAAGCGCTGCGGCATGGAAAAGCCAATCACAAGCTACAACAAAAAAGATACCAACAAGTGGAGGACAACTTGCAAACAGTGTGATGCAATCGTCAGAAAGATGCGCCGGATAAGCGAAAAGAGGCTTGCAAACCAAAACAACGCAGAAAGCAGGGGGACGCTCTGTTGGAGATGTAAAAAAGCTGTTGGGCGCTGCGCCTGGACGGAGCTGGATAGCTCCAAAAATGTACGCTTTGAGCCGGTACCGGGATGGGTGGCGGTAAAATCGCCCGGCATGCCAGGCCGCAAGTCAGAGTCTTACTTGGTGATAAGCTGCCCGGAGTTTGAGGCGGACGAAAGGGGTGGCGTTGGTGAATGATTTTGACTACGACTGCATGCAGAAAAAGCGTGTGGCACGAGGGGCATTTGCTCACATCAACAGAAAACGCGGCGGGTGTGCGCTCCCCAGTGACACCCTCACCGAAAAGCAGAGGAAGGAGAAAAACGGAGAAGTGAAAAGCTATAACATCACGCGGCCTATGCCGTGGCATGAATTTAAGGCTATGCCGGAGGATCTGAAGCGCGAGTTTTTCCGCAACATGCAATCTTTCGGTGGTACGGCCAAATGGCTGGCGGAGGAAATGAACGCTTGTGATGCAACGATACGCCGCGAGGCGGAATTAGTAGGTGCGCCATTCCGGCGCGGTGGAAGAAACGCGGAGATGTGGCAGCGTAAAATCATGGAGTGGGCTAATGCGGATGCGGTGGACATACATACGGTGGATGCGCAGAGCGAGGAGCACGCTGCCAACGATGCACCGCCGAAAGCAGACAAGCCGCAGACGGGCGTAAAGCTGCTGCATGCCCGGCTGGAGATGAGCGGTGACCGGGAATCCCTGCTTGCAAACCTACGGGTATTGCTGCCGGATGAAGGGCGGGTGACGGTGGAATGGTGAAGTATGAAGATTTTCTTGCAGGAAAGCAGCACATCCCGCCCTCCTGCGGATTTGAGGTGGACAAGCCTGCGATGAACATACACATGTTCGAATGGCAAAAGGACATCACACGGTGGGCGCTGCGCAAGGGCCGTGCGGCGTTGTTTGAGGAGTGCGGCAACGGGAAAACCATCCAGCAGCTGGAATTTGCCGATCAGGTGGCAAAACGAGAGGGGAGGCCTGTACTGATTGTGGCCCCGCTGACGGTGGGTGCGCAGACGCTGCGAGAGGCGCAGAAGTTCGGGTATTCCGCAGCAATTTGCCGGACACAGGCCGATGTTACACCGGGAATCAACATCACGAACTACGAGATGCTGCAGCACTTTGATGGGAGATCATTCGCAGGCGTGGTGCTGGACGAATCCAGCATCCTGAAGAATTATACCGGCAAAATGCGCAACCAAATCATCGAAATGTTTAAGGATACGCCTTACCGGCTTTCCTGCACGGCCACTCCTTCACCCAATGATTATATGGAACTTGGAAACCAAGTGGAGTTCCTTGGCATTATGAGCCGCACAGAGATGCTGGCGACTTACTTCATCCACGACGGCAGCGACACCAGCAAATGGCGGCTCAAGGGGCATGCGGAGGATAGGTTCTGGGAATGGGTGTCCACCTGGGCCGTGGTGCTGACATGCCCGGGGGATTTGGGATATCCAAATGACGGATACATATTGCCTCCCCTGAACATGACGGAACATATCGTGGAAGTAGAGTCCGGTGACAAATATAGTCTGTTTGGCGGTGAGATTGCAAAAACACTCACGGAACGGCGGGATGCGCGGCGGGCCAGCCTGCGGGAACGGTGCGAACAAGCGGCGGAGATCATCGCACAAAACCCGGATGAGCAGTGGGTGTGCTGGTGTGACCTGAACGCCGAAAGCGAATTGCTGACTGAATGCATCCCCAACAGCGAGGAGGTACGCGGCAGCGATAAACCGGAGGCGAAGGAAGATGCGCTGATCCGATTTGCAAATGGATACCTGCGCGTATTGGTCACGAAGCCATCCATTGCCGGATTTGGAATGAACTGGCAGCAGTGCCACAACATGATTTTTGTGGGGCTGTCCGACAGCTACGAGCAAATGTATCAGGCAATTCGCAGGTGTTACCGATTCGGGCAAAAGCGGCCCGTAAATGTGCATATTGTCACTTCGGCGGCGGAGGGGGATGTAAAGGCGAATGTAGAGCGCAAAGAGCAGCAAGCCGCCGAGATGAAGCAAAACATGGTGCAATATACCAAGGAAATTTTGAGAAAGGATATCCGGGGGCAGGAGCGGATCGTGATCCCCTATGAACCGCAGATTGCGATGATCGTCCCGGATTGGGTGATAAGCGAATGAATGTCTTAGATCAAGCCATCGGGCGCAAATACGCAGTATATAACGGCGACAGTTGCGAGGTATTGAAAGGAATCCCCGATAACAGCGTACACTACTCCGTCACATCCATCCCCTTTGCCAGCCTGTATACATACTCAAACAGCGACCGGGATATGGGTAACTGCCGGAGCTATGAGGAGTTTGCCGAGCAGTACATGTACCTGGGCCGCGAATGGTATCGCGTGATGATGCCCGGTCGGAATGTAAGCATCCACTGCATGAACCTGCCTACCAGTAAGGAGCGGGACGGCTATATCGGTATCCGAGATTTCCGGGGCGATGTGATTCGCTGGATGCAATCGCTGGGATTTATTTACCATAGCGAGGTGTGCATCTGGAAGAATCCCGTAACCGCCATGCAGCGCACCAAGGCACTGGGGCTACTACATAAGCAGATAAAGAAAGACTCCTGCATGAGCCGGATGGGCATCCCGGACTACGTGGTGACATTCCGCAAGCCTGGTGACAATCCGGAGCGCGTCAGCCACACGGATGGCACATATCCCGTGGGCAAGTGGCAGAAGGTGGCATCTCCGATTTGGGAGGAATACGCGTCCCCCACATGGTGGGACATCAACCAAAGCGACACGCTCAATCGCAAAGCGGCGAAGGAGGAAAAGGACGAGCGGCATATCTGCCCTTTACAGCTGCCTGTGATTGAGCGATGCGTGGAGCTGTGGAGCAACCCCGGGGACATTGTGCTGGATCCCTTCGATGGGATAGGCTCTACAGGCTACCAGTCCATCCTGATGGGTCGTAGGCACATTGGCGTGGAGCTCAAGGCCAGCTATTTCCACCTTGCGGCAGAGAATTGCGCACAGGCAGAAAGAATGGCAGAAACCGGAGCGCAGGAGGCCGAGGGCATATCTCTGTTTGACGCAATGGAGGGCAGAACATGAAGAAATACTTGATGGGGCTGGCGGTTGGCTTACTTGCAGGGTGCTGCCTTTTGTTGGGGTGGCAACTTGGCGGAGACGCAAAAGACGCTAAGGCCGCCGAATTGCCGCAGGTGGAGGAAGTAATGCCACAAACCCGCCAACAGGATGCCGAGCAGACGCAGGAACAGACATTCACCGTCACTGCGTACTGCCCCTGTGAAAAATGCTGTGGAGAGTACGCAAATGGCTACACAGCCACCGGCGAAAAGGCCACCCAGGGCGTGACGGTCGCCGCAGACCCAGATGTGTTGCCGATGGGTACGGAAATCGAACTGGACGGCCATACATACACCGTGCAGGACACCGGCGGAGCCATTGCCGGGAATCGGCTGGATCTGTATTTTGACAGCCACGAGGATGCCTTGCGGTGGGGCGTGCGGGAAAAAGTTGTGAGGTGGGCCGAATGAAAAGCCCCTGTGTGAAGGATTGCCCGGACAGGCTCCCCTGCGGGGCTTGCCGGAAGGCTTGCGAGGCTTTCCGGGAATATGAGACCCAGCGGCTGGAGGAAAAGCCCTGGGTGGATCAAGCCAATACCGCCGCCCGGGAGCGCTATGTGCGGCAGAGCGCGAGGTTTGCAAAGGCTGGGAAACGACATATGAGATAGGAGGTTGATAATATGGACGCTGTGAAGTTTATCAAAGAACGCGACCGAATGTGCCGCTTTTACCACCATGCCGGGGACTGCTATCAATGCCCCGCAAAAGACTGCGAGTGCAGTGCATTGGAAGGAATGGTTGATGATGACAACATTGTGACCATCGTCGAGGAATGGTCTGCTGCACACCCGCGCAAGACGCGGCAGAGCGTGTTTCTGAAACAATATCCTAATGCTGTACTGGATAAAGACGGTGTTCTTCGTATTTGTCCCTCCTTTGTGGGTGGTGATGTATCTGAAAAGTACAGGTGCCTTTGTTCAACGGATTGTGGTGCATGTCGTCGTGAGTTCTGGATGCATGAGGGGGGAGTGAAATGACAAAACAAGAAGCTGCTGCTATGTTAGTGCAGTTGTATGCAGACTACTCTACCTTGTGCGACAAATATGCGTGGTCTCCCAGTGATGGGTTGTCAGAGGCAGTAGCAATAGCTATGCAGTCGTTGCAGGAGGTGGAGTGATGCGGTTAACTATTATCTTCAAGGAAGAGATTGAGGAACACATGAAAAAGCAATTCGGGCATTTCACGAATCCGCGGCAGGTATACGGTGTGCGGTCCGTACACATGGAAGGGGGGTATCTATACTCCACTATTTCGGACACGGTTCGCTGGCGTATGGATGATATTTCCAGATTTTACTGTGAGGAGGGCTGACAATGGAAACTGAGAAGAAAATCTGCCCGTTGTCTATGAGCCGACCCAAAGACACTCCCTTCTACCCCTGCCAGAAACAGCGGTGTGCATGGTGGGACGAAGACTCTCAGGACTGTGCCGCTGTGGTGTTGGCAAGAGCGATGAAGAAAAGGAAGTGATAGCATGGCTGAATACATCGAGCGCACGGAAGAACTCATGCTTGCCATGAACGCCGGTGCGAGGGCAATCGAGAACACAAAGCGTTATCACGGTGCTGTTTACACCAGGGATGTGTTCTCGGAGAGCCCACAGGAAATCCCATACTTGCAGGCCGCCAAAGTATTGCGGGAAGTAAGCGATGCTCCCGCCGCTGATGTGGCTCCGGTGGTGTATGGGCGGTGGGTGCATCTTGGCGGAGACGAGTGGTGCTGCTCTGCGTGCGGCTTTGTCATCACCACTGAGGGCAGCTGGGACAAGCCTGCCAAAAAATACTGTGAGGATTGCGGCACAAAAATGGAGCAGGAGGTGAGATAAATGAATCTTGAAGAAGCGATCTCCCATCTCAAGGAACTCATAAATAATCATGATTTCGGGTGCCTGGGATGCAAACGAGACCATGAGGATCTACTCGGCTTTTTGGAGGAACTAAAGCAGCGGAGGGGCGAAGATGGACGGAGGTAACGGCGATGCGGCTGATTGACGATGACAAACTGCAACAGTTTCCCATTCGGGCGAACCGTTGTGACAAAGAACACGCCAACAAGCATTTTCTCAATGGCATTGAGTCGGTGATGGAGTATGCGGAGCTGCTGCCCACCGTAGATGCTGTGCCTGTGGTGCGGTGCAAAGACTGTAAAAAACTTGGAACGGGAGAATGCCCGATGGAGCAGGATTATCCGTGGATTTCCACAGATTCAGATGATTTTTGCAGTTACGGAGAACGGAGGGAAAATGATGAAGGGCGCAACTGACTTTGATAAATTGTGCCATCGCATATATGACGCTGACAGCAGCGGGAAAGATTATCTCACGCGAAGAACGAATGTCTTCTGTGAGAATTGCGGGCATCGCGTATATGCCTACTACTGCGAGGATCGGCTGTTCTTGGCCGAGTGCGAATGCTGCGAAAAAAAGGTGCTTGTAAAAGCGAGCAATCCGAATGAAGCCGCAAGCAAGGCATTCTGGGGAATGGAGGCGGATTATGGCGAATAAGGACGCAATGCTGGAAGCCTTGGAGGAGATCGAGAACGGTATGTGCCGCATTAAGGAGCGGCGGAGCATTTGGCAGAATAGCCTTGTATATGCGCTCTGTCAAGCTGTGCGGCTGCTGCTGATGGACAAAATCAAGGAGGGGCGGAAATGAGGATTGACGGAAAAACTCTGCCCAACAACCCCATGAGGGCATACCAGCAGGGCAAGCTGATTGGGACAAAGCAGAACATGGATTTGGTGTCAGAAGTGCTGCTTACAAAGTTTGGATTCCATGTGCTGGAGGAGACGGCGGACGAGCACGACACCCGTAGCCTGGAATACTTACAGCAGTGCCTTGTGGATCTGGTGGAGGCCAAAAACAATGGCTATGTAAAGATGGCTGACATAGAAAAGGCCCTGCGGGGCGAATATAAGATGGTAAACAGTGCGGAGTAAAGGAGGGAAAATGAGCAAAAAGGCGACGCTGCCTTATGACGTGCGGTTGGAGTGCATTGCTTATGTGCGTGGGTATCCGCGCCGGGTGCGGGCGTATCGAGAGGCCCGGGCGGAGATCCTGGGCGGGACGCATAGCGCCACAGAGGGCATGCCAACTGGATCGGGCGCTGGTAGGCCCGCCGAGAGCAAGGCGGAGCAGCTGGCCGCCATAGAGAACTGGCCGGAAACCAAAAAAATGCTGGCGGTGGAATATGCTATAGACCGCTGCGGCAGAGATATCGGCAGCGATACAATCCGGCGGCAGCTAATATATGGCATTATGCGCAACTGCCAAGGCAAGCACAAGTATGCCCGTAATCGGATTGTGATTCCGGGTATCAGCGAAAGAACATTCAGCCGGAGGAAAGAGCAATTTCTATATGACATAGCCATATATTGTGGTTTTGCAGAGAAAGTTGGCACAAATTCCGCCTAATGATGTGCTACAATAGGTACAGTGGATGATAGGACATGGTCATTCACGCGTTTTCCCAATCATCACTTTCCTCCCTTCTATGCGCCGCCGGTATTGGGCGCACCTTCTGGCACCGAAAGGTCATACCGGCACAAACAGCCTGTAGGGAAACCTATGGGCTGTTGTTATATGCAGGCGTAGCTCAGTCGGTAGAGCTTTATCGCGCAAATGGATATGCGATTGAATGCCATTGGTCGCTGGTTCGAGTCCAGCCGTCTGCACCAAGACCCAAAGCTGACAGCGTACAGGGGCTCAAAGCCGGGAAGCCATTACCGGCAGGATGCGTCCAGATTTGTCCCGTCAGCAGGGCGTGGCTCCGCGAAGGGCCGTTCGATTTGCCCGCGTTGAATCGAGCGTTACTTAGAACGCGGAGGAGGCTCCGTGACGAATCCGTAAACGCGGGATACAGGGGCGAATGTTCCAAGGCTGGCGAGGCGGTCTCCAAAACCGCTTGGGTGGGTTCGATTCCCAACCGTCCCTGCCAGTGGCCGGGTAGCGCCCGGACAATGTGAGACCGTTGTCGTCATGGCTCACATGGAAATGAAAATGGTCGCTGAAAACTGCACCGTGGGAGGGAACCGCCTCAGCGTAATGGTGCTGCGTATGTAAAGCAGCAATCGGTGATGTGATAATTGAAGCGGCAAGACGGCCAATATGCGGCATAGGTGCCCCGTAAGGGGAGACCACAGTGAGTGACGGGGACTTTCCCCGAAGCGCTAAAGTAGGGCAGGACTGCAATGCCGTACCATCCCGGCCAGCGGGCGAGGAAGCGTAAAAAGATAAGTATCAGGCGGCTGGTATAATTGCCAAGTTCCTGATGGCTGGTAGGAAGACACAGCGCAGCCGGGAGCCGATAAAAAAGATCTTGCGTACCATGTTTGGCTCGGGGAGAGCCGGACACGCAAGATGTGTTTGCCCTTTGGGGCGGGTAAAGCCTGCTATGTAAGGCCAAGGGGCGGGGGCCGGTAGCAAAAAATTTAGGAGGAATTACCCTGAAGAAGAATCCAGGTCGTAAAGAACGCCGTAATTTAATGTTTTCCAATCGCCGCGAGGCTGGTAAGCAAAGAGCAAAGCTCAACGAGCACCGCATGAAGATTATGGCTCACAAAGGTTGACGATAAGATAGTAATGCAATGAGGTGGTGATGAGTGGCATTAACAGCAAAGCAAGAACGATTTGTGCAAGAATATCTTGTGGATTTAAATGCCACTCAGGCAGCCGCAAGAGCAGGGTATAAGAACGCCGAGAAGGGTAGGCAGTTGGTTACGAATAGTAACGTTTCGGCTGCTATTCAAAAAGCAAAGGCGGAAAGGCAGAAACGGACGGAAGTAACGCAGGATTATGTGATTGAAAAGCTCAAAGAAATCGCAGAAAAACCTGCGTCTGATTGCACGGAAAGCGACCTGAAATATGCGAATAAGCTAAAGGCCCTTGAGATGCTTGCAAAGCATACAGGCGTGTTTGATAAGCAAGATAATTCCAGCACCGATTCCGTCGTTAAGGTGATTATCGATGTCTGATATTTTCTTGTCAGAAAAGATCGGCCCTGCGTTTTATGACATTGCGCATGACATTTTCCATCATGGTCACACGCACTACGATTTCAGCGGTGGGCGCGGCTCGCTGAAATCCTCCACAGTATCAATTATCGTTCCGCTTCTGCTGGTTGGCAATCCGGGAACGCATGCGCTTGTGTTGCGCAAGGTGGCAAATACAATCCGCGATAGCGTTTATGCACAGTATATCTGGGCAATCGGCGAGCTGGGCATGGCGGCGTATTGGGAAGCGAAAGTATCCCCGATGGAGCTGATCTATAAGCCGACAGGCCAGAAGATTATGTTTCGCGGCGCTGATGACCCGATGAAGATTAAATCTATCAAAGTCCCGTTTGGCTATATCGCCGTGACGCACTTCGAGGAAAAAGACCAGTTTGCCGGACGTGCGGAAATCCGAACTATTTTACAGTCCACCATGCGCGGTGGCTCGGTGTTTTGGAATTTTGAGAGCTATAACCCGCCGATCTCGCGCGATAACTGGGCGAACAAGGACAGCTTAGAAGAACGCGCTGACCGGCTGTGCCACAAATCAACATATCTGCAAGCACCGCCTGAGTGGTTGGGAGAACAGTTTCTTGCAGAAGCGGAACACCTAAAAGAGACGGACGAGCGAGCATATCAGCACGAATATCTCGGTATTCCGGTAGGAACTGGCGGAAATGTGTTTGAAAATTTGGAGTTGAGGGAAATCACTGACGAGGAAATTTCGCATTTCGACCGCATTTATAACGGCGTTGACTGGGGATATTTCCCCGATCCGTGGGCGTTCAACCGTTGCCATTACGACGCCGCGAGACGAACACTATACATTTTTGCGGAAATGACCGCAAACAAAAAGAGGAACAAAGAAACGGCTGATATGCTGATTGATTATGGGCTGACCCGCGATGACCTCATCATCGCAGACGGTGCAGAGCCGAAGAGCGTCGCGGACTATCAAAAGTTCGGCTTGCGCTGCATT